CACCACCACCTGATCCACCAGCAGCACCAGATACACCAACGGTACCACCTCCACCCCCACCAGTTGACCAAACATTACTTGATGGACTTCCAGCAATATAGAATCCGGAGTTAGAGCCATTGCCTCCAACTGGACTTGATTCTGTAATACCAGCACCACCAGCACCAACAACCACTGTATATGTTGTTCCGGGTGTAACGGATATTGATGGACTTACTCTGTAACCACCGGCGCCACCTCCACCGCCAGCCCAATAGTTCACACCTCCACCAGCACCTCCTGCTCCACCACCACCAGCAACAACAAGATATTGCATTGAAGTCACACCGGGCGGAACAACCCATTGTTCTGTGCTATAAAAAGTAGACACTCCATTTCGATTGTTCGATGTATCAAGTTTAACGACTACTATTCCCGAACCACCAGAACCAGCAGTGACAGGTATACTTCCTGTGGGGCCGCCACCAAATGTCGGTGCGCCACCGCCACCGCCACCCTGTCCTGAAGCAGCACTTACACCATTCAATCCGTAGCCACCAACAGCGCCGGGCGCTCCACCAAATTGCGGATGTGCTGAACCACCTCCACCAAAAAATGGCGCACCGCCTCCACCACCACCGGCATAACCAACATTAGCGCCCGTGATTGAAGAGAATAGTCCCAATCCACCTGTGCCGCCGCCGGGTGAAGCATTTCCGCCAAGTCCTCCGGAACCGCCACCTCCACCGCCTGCGGGTTGTGCGCCAGCGGGACCGGGTGATCCACCACCAATTCCACCATTAAACCCTTGAGCAGGAATTGATAAGCCTCCTCCATTATTAGGTCCGCCGCCACCTCCGCCAGAACCACCAATGAGTCCAGTCGCAGTAGGACCACCGCCACCAGCACCACCACCGTTTGCTGAAACATTTGAAAACGGTGGTGCAGCCGTTATTGTGGAATCTGAACCTGGATTTCCAGGAGTGCCCAGCCCAGTTTTTCCGGCACCGCCAGCACCAACCGTAATTGTATAAAGCGTATTACCATTTACTGGATAACTGACCAAATATCTCATTCCACCGGCGCCACCTCCGGCATCAGATGCACCAGAACCTCCGCCACCAATCACCATAATATCTGCTCTTGATACACCATCAGGTATTCTCAATTGACCCGTGTTAGCAAAAACATAGACACCATTAACAGTGGGTGATGTTTCGGCATAACGAAGAATAACTACACCTGAACCACCTGAGCCTGCATTAGTTCCATCACCAATAGAACCAGCACCACCGCCACCACCAGTATTATTAACGCCACTACCTGCATATACAACTGTTGGACTGTATGGAACACCGCCCTGTTTTTGCCCATTACCACCACCAAAGGGTGTTCCTAACCATGGTGCACCGTAAGGCGCATAACCGCCTCCGCCAAAGAAAACGCCTTGTTGATATGCACCTCCACCGCCACCAGCATATGCTACATTTGCACCAGAAATTGTTGAAAATAATCCAATTCCACCATTACTATATCCTGAGCCAACTGGAGATACTCCACCTGCACCACCGCCACCGCCACCCTGTCTATCTGCACCCGAAGGAGTAAACACTCCAGTGCCACCATTATTCCCCTCGGAAGGTGTATAGCCGCCAAGGTTCCCTAAACCGGCAGTGCCACCTTGATATCCACCGCCTCCTGAACCTCCACTTTGTCCAACGCCGCTTCCTGGACTGCCGGCAGCACCGCCACCGCCGCCCGTTGACCAGACAGCAGGAAATGGTGATGTGCCAAATATACCTGAGTTTGAACCATTTGCACCAACAACGCCATATGTTCCAAAACTTCCACCGGCGCCAACAACAACTGTGTGTGTCGCTCCAGGAGTTACGGAAAGACTAGGGCTTGTTCTAAATCCACCAGCGCCTCCTGCTCCAGCATAGTATCCTCCTGCACCACCGCCACCTCCACCAACAACAAGATATTCAACTTGTGTTACTCCAGATGGCGCTACCCAAGAACTACTTTCAGTGAAAATTCTTGAGACAGTATAATTAATCGGAAGACGAGTTGCTAATGAAGGCACAGACATTCTACTTAAAGACAAAAAGACTTTAATAGAATGTGCTGATAACCTTCTTGAAGAAGATGAATTTATCCTAAGTCTGCGCTGACTCATTCAAACACCATTAATAAACTTCTGTACCAAAAGCGGAGAAAGCAAGCAATGAACTATTAGCGTTGACTGAAACAATTGAGCCAGCATTTAACGTAATACCTAAAGTTAATGTTACAGTATCACGACCAGGCACATTAACACCATAAGCAATGTAACTTGCATTTGAAACAGCAGCACTTGATGTGTTGACTGCAATTCTAAATGCACCGCCAGTACCATCAGACTCATTAAGATTAGCAATAGTAATAGAAGAAATAATTGCTGAGTTTCCTGATGGAACGGTGTATAAAGTAGTCAGCGCATTGGCTGTTGGACTTGATTGACCTAAAATTTTATATGCTCTTGCCATTTGTTAGTTTTCCTTTGTTTACATTCCACCAAATAAAAATGCATCATCAAAAATATCCGCTGGTGTGCTGATTTTTTCGCCCGTAACAGTGTTGTTTGCAATTTTTTCGTTTGTTACAGAGTTCACTGCGATTGCCGTTTGTGTTACAGAATTTGGTTGTATTTGTGAAGCCGTGACCTGATTAAATGTGACTACAACAGGTGCAAGATAACGAACCGTAATATTGTTCGTTCCCAGAGGTGGTGCTTCATCAAATGCCAAAACACCACTTATAATAATATAAGATGTTGTTGGTCTTTGAATTACACCATTTACAACAACTTCTATGGCATTTGGATCACTGATACTTCTAGTTAAAGTATATAGAGTGCAAGCACCAGTACCACTAAAACTATCAAGGGTTATCGTAAAAGCATTTACATCAGGATTGTTACCAATGTATGACATTAAGTAATCTCCAGAATTGAGGTAATAACATCAGCAGAAGATGCAATTGAAGTGTTAACCTGTAAATAATCTCCGGCTTCTAAAACAAGTTTTTGATCACCACCAACGGGCACTAACGCACCACCTGGAGCAATTGTAGCACTTTGAACTAGATAAACATTACCAGTAATATTTCCACCACTTAAAATGACATTCGCAGAAATAGGTGAATTAGTAATATTAGCAATCGTCATACCAATGACAGTTGCTTGTACACCGGCACCAGCGGCGTAAGTATTTTGTGCCGTAGTTCCGGCGGCTTTGAGTGTTTGATTTCTAAACGTATTTGCCATAAAATCCTCTGTTTTCCTTCAGTATTTATTCAACCTAGAGCAATAGCAAAAGCAATAGCCTGATCCGATAACGCCGAAATAGCATTGTAAATTGCTGTGTTTGCTGGGCCGATCAACGTATTAATATTAGCAGTTGACGCAGTTAAATTTGTAATGTTAACCGACTGAGCGTTTATTGTAGTGTTACCTTGAATTGATAAATTTCCGTATAGGAATGTATCACCACCAACATACAAGTTGCTCGAAACGTTTGCAACAGCAATGTTTGAGAAGAAAGCGGTCGATCTTACATTCAAAGATTGTCCAATGTTTGCTGAACCAGCAACACTTAAATCATCAAATCCAATCGTGTCAAGTGTAACATTACCTGAGATTGTCAGATTACCATATAAGAACGTGTCGCCACCGACATACAGATTGCTTGAAACGTTTGCTGTAGAAATATTTGAGAAGAAAGATGTTCCAGTTACATTCAAACTATTAGCAATATTCGCCGAACCCTTGACATCTAAATCGTCGAAGCCAACAGAATCTAATGTAACATTGCCAGAAATAGTAAGATTACCGTAGATGAAAGAATCGCCGCCGACAAACAATCTGTTAGTAACATTAACAGAAGCAACGTTACCAATTAGATTTGCATTGCGACCAATGATTAAATCTAAAGGTATTGAAACGTTACTGCTTGACACAAGAACGTTAGCAATGTTCGCCGTATTAACCGTTAGAGTATTAATATTGGCTTGTGTGCGAACATTTAAAGATGCTGCTGCGCCCTCGATAAAGATAGCAGAATTTGCTAAAAATCCACCGTTTGTATTGTCGGTAAGATTATTAGCAACAGCAATTAAAGATGATGTTGCTGTTAACCATTCCGTAAAGGTGTTTGCTGTGGTTAATTGATTTATTGCCATCTTATGTTCTCGTTAAAATTTGACGCAGCATATCTTTAATTTCAGACATGTCCTCTTCTAGTTTATTTACTTTACTTTCTAATGCCTGTTTTTCTTGCAGTTCTTTAATCTTTATTTCCCTCTCAGCATAATACGTTTTTAATTCTTCAACGTCTGTATTTAATATGGCTCGACTTTCAGTATCACGTATTAAGTTTTTGTTGTCTTTAATTTGTACAAACATAATTATGAACTTTCTATCGTAGAAGAAGGTAATGCAATGACACGGAATTGTGCAATTCTAGGCACATCAACAGTGCTTGTGCCAAACATCACTACCTTAATTAAGAATACTGAAAAGTCTCTATACTGGCTACCATTTGAAGATGTATACAAAATTTTGTTATCAAATCTACCTGATCCATACGTGCCTGGAGCAAATGTCAGTTCAGAATAATCATATTTGTCTTGTGAGACAAAATTTTGTGTTGTTGGACTTTCAACCATCAAATTAAAATTGTTATCTTCAATAAGTGAAGAATCAGAATCGGATAATAATTTATAGTAAACAAGAATTCCAGAACCCGCTGGACGATGTGCATCCATATACACTCTCAAATCGCCAGCCTCAAAGCCAGGTGTTAGTGCAATTTTTTTGGTAATGTAACGAATTGCTGCATTGCCGCCCGTTGATTTATCTTCTCCATTGTAAACAACAGTTGCAGTTGTGCCGCCACTTGCATTTATGGTAACCGTTGGAGATGTGATATATCCAGTCCCTGGATTCGTCAATTCAATTCTTCTTAATACACCACTTTCAACGACACCAATCGCTGCACCACCCGCTCCTTGTCCAGGAGTTCCAGTTGGATAAGATAAAGTTACATCTGCATTACCTGAGTAACCAGAACCTCCATTTGTGATAATAAATCCGGTGTTTTGTAATGGTAAATTATTAATCTTGTTTTCAATTGTCAATAGATTCAAACGATTAATATCAATCATTGGAGAGATATCTTTATTTGAACTTCGCATTGAAACTCTTAACTGGAATGTATTATTACCAGTCGTTGTTGACAATAAACGTCGACCATAACCATCATCACACTCGTAATCTTGATTAGGAACAATAGGTAACAATGGATGTTGTCCACCCGTTACCATTTCAGAAACGAAATCATATTGAACTGCGGTGTTTGCGACCACCGCATCAGTTGACATTAACTGTAACACATCAAAAACTGTATTTGATGAATACTCAGAAAGGTCAGTTTCAAAGAATCCAACGCCAGTTCCTTCCGTAAACACACGTTTTTGAATACTAAACATAATATCACTTAACTGTTCTGCATTCCATGTCGAACCATTTTGCGACAAGAACAATGAACCGGTGTATGGTTGTTCCGAAATCTTCACGCTTGTTCGCAAATCTGTTTCACCAATCTCAGCAATGAAGCATTCATATCCATTACTATTTGACACCAAAACAAATGAATGTTCACCCGGCAATAATAGAATAGGCACATCAAATTTAAATTCCGTATACTTATTTGGATCAGTTACATCTGGCACAGTAACAGTTTTAACTTTATCTGGCGTCAAAGTTTTTTCAGCGAATGGATAAATTACTGATGATGAAGGATAACCGTTAACGACTGGACGAATTTGGCAAGTAACTGGCTCAGTCAAGTCTTTAGTCTTAAAGCAAACACGAACTGAATCAATAATAACACCTTGATTATATTGATTTGGATTAATCAAGAATGTTTGTGCCAGAGGATCATACCAACCAATAACAACGTTTCTTTCTACATCGGTACTTGTTGTTGTTTTAATTGAAGATGTTGATGCTGAAAAAGATTCATTTACAGTAGTTCTTTGTACAGTAGGAGTAAACACTGTTACGGATGTTTCCTGTCTTGTATCAACAGTTCCAGAAGAGAAGAAATTAAAATCGCCATTCGTTCTTGAATTTTCAATATTATTACCGGAATCATCAATTAAACGAAGAACTTTTTCACCTGTGCGGAATGTATCTTCCGGAACCAAGAAAGTGCCAGCAGTTGCGCCTTCAGCAGTTGTTTTTAGCAAACCAATTGTATATACAGAAGTTGCGTCTGGTTGCGTTGACCATGAGCCAGTAATTGTCGCAACTCTTGTTGATGAATCATAATTTGTAATTACTGATGACTGACCTTTACCTGTACCATTTACGATGTACAGAGTTTGGCCAACATAGTCGGCGGTGTCGGATGCGCCACCAGCACTAAATGCAAGAGTAATACTTGTTGTAGTTGCGGCATTTGCACGGCCTGTATTATGATACCATTTATTTACACGATATGTTTTACCTGTGATGTTACCTTTAACCCAAATACCATTTGTTGCACATGCTGCCCAAGAGCCAAATGTTGGATCTGGTGCCATGTTAGTAATAAATGCATTATTATTTGCAGTTAAAACAATTCCGCCAGTGCCAATAATGGTATCAGTTGCAATCAATCCTGTATTGGATGATACATTATAGAATGTCACCACTTCTTGATTTGAAAGTTGTGTTTGATATTCTAAATTATTATCAAACATCTCAAAACGATTTATTTTTGCAATCTTATCATCAACATTTACATTATCAAAGAATGCATAAAGTGTCGTAAAAGGCTTAAACTTTTCAGCAGTAACAAGAACGTTAATCGATCTCATATAATTAATGATACTGAAATCAATTAATCTATCGCCAAATGACTGTGATAATTGTTGTGGAACAATTTGAGCAAGAATGCCACTACGTGAAGCATCTAATGTTTGCGTTTCTCTTACAGTCTGTAAGAAAGTTCTTTCTTGATCAGCCAACAATAAGTTACCCGACCATCTTTGATTCGTATTTACTGTTTCACCAATCTGAGGTCCACGGCTTAAAACTTCTTCAGTCGTTGTCCAACTTGTATTCCATGCACCCCATGTTGTGCTTTGAATTGATGACCATGCATCACGTGCTGCTTCTCCACCAGACAGATCAATATTTTGTGCTTCAACACGTGTGGTTGAATGCCAGACATCCGATGGTGGATCCATTTTAACAGTGCCAATATAGTTGACAATATTAAATGGATTAATGTTCATAGTTTTTGATGCACGATTCTGCGTCACAAACGATGTGTTTGAAGAGGCAAGCATCAAAAGAGGACCATTAATTTCTACATTAAAGTTTGCTATAGAATTATTTGAGAAAATTTTTGTTGATGCAATATTATAAGAGCCTCGGCACTCCCTTGATACAATATCGATAGCAGCATCAAAGTCTGGTAATGTTATGAATGCTCCATCTTTATCCGTGAATGAGTCAACAAAAATACCATTTTTTGGTCGTGACAAACCTACCGCATCACGAATCGTTCTATCATTTTTATTAATTGTGGCCAATTCTGCAATTGACAATGAAGTATAAAGTTCAAGATTTTGAATACGTCTATCAAGACGGCCAATATCTCTCATTGTATAACGACGATTATTAAATGTTTGTATCGATGTTGCGGATGTAAATGTCAAGTATGCAGGATATGACAAGATGTACAAAGTCATTGCATCATCAGGCTCAACTGGAGAAACTGGTGTTAGTGAAGGAACTCCCTGCAACACCTGAAATTGACGATTCTTGTTCAGAACAACACGATCAATACGTGGCAAATAATACTCATAATCTGTGATAATATCTAAACCGGGTTCCGAAATCTTAGGACCCAACACAGCCTCATCAACATCTAAAATAAAATTATTTGCTCTTGCAGTTGTAGTTGCATTTATACGAACAGGACGGAAATCAAGAAAATCTCTTAATGGAATATTTAAACCTTCCTGTGAAGTAAATATAGGTATTTCGCCGTATTCAATACCCAATCCACCATTTTGTTGTGAACCTAATCTTGTGTATGAGTCAACGCTAAAATAGCCTGAACCGGAAGAACTGAAACGATTATAACGAACAACAAGAGGACCACGTGGTGCATTTTGTCCTGGTTTTAAAACAATTGATGACCAATCATAATAAGAATCTTTTTGTCCTGTGTTCAAATAGTAACGTGATGTTACGTTCGCAGAAGCAGATGCAATTGCCGTGTTGTAATTTGCTTGTGTTAAATTAGCACCATTTAAATCAAAAATAGCATTAATTGAATGTACATCTGTTACATACAAATATTGTGCAACACCTGGCGTTTTAACAACAATTGATTCAGAAATAATTGTTTGACCATCATTTATTGCAACGTTTGCACTTGTGTTTCCAGAAGCACCAGAACCAAACACACTAAGAACTGTACCAGAAGGAATACCCCAAGCAGGATCAACTAATTGAGTGTTTGCTTTAATGAATGTTTTGACTTTCAAACTAGGATTCGAAGCATTCACAACAGCATAAATGTTTGCTGTCATGTTTCCGCCATTATCCACCGTAATTGTGCGAGCAGATGTTGAAACTGTTACAGCCTGTGATGGCACAGTTTGGCCTGCATGATAAAAACTTGTGCCAGGAGTTGTAACAATAACTTGATAATATTGTTGTTTTGCGGAAGTTGTTGTTGCTGCTTGTAAAGATTCACCGGTACCTAATGAAAGAGTTTGTGACACACCCGCAGTAAATGTTACTGTCTGATATAATCTTCTGTATGCGTAAGAAAAATCGGAAATGGTGTTGTCAGCAATGTTTGCGTCACCGATTCTAATTAATAAAGGTTCAGATTTTGAATCTGCAACTTGTGTTGGTTGAAATGCGCCACCTGTTGACACAATACTTGTTGGAGGAGTACCAATCGTTTCATTTTTTGAAAGTGGAGATACATTTGCTGAAGCAAGTCTAATTGAACCACTTCTTGAAACAAACGATTCAACAGAATCAAACTTTGCGTCAATGATGAATCTATGATTGACACCTGTTGCTGCTGAAAATGGACGATCAACTGTGGCTGTTTGCGTTGAACCCGTATATTCTGTAATGATACGAGATGTATTATCTCCTGGATTGTTGATTGGTGTACCAGCAACCATTCTTATTGACATGCCTTTATAAACATCATTGTTCGCTGGAAATAAATCTGGAAGAACGATTGTTGTTGTTGTACCACCAGCACGTGCGTTTATGCCATATCCGTTGTTTGCACCAATAGAACGTGTATTAATGTCAGTCAAAAATACTTTATAGATGTAGTTATTACTGTCACTTGTATTACCCGCAGCAGCATAGAAAGAAGAAAGTTTAATTCTGGCTGTACCAATAACTGCATTTGAATAATTACCTGTAGCGCCACCAGACAAATATGACACGATCTGGCCGGTATTAAGTGCCGAAAGTTCTATAGTGCCATATTGATTTGTTGGAAAATTACCAAACATACCATTGGCAAAAACATAATAACCATAATCAGAGTTGATACGATGATTATTTACTGCAACGGTTGTTCTTGGTTTTGGCACAGTAATAATCACTGGTTGTCCTGTTGCAAACTCATAACCTTTGATGTATGCTTTACCTGAGCCTAAACTAATATTTGCAAATGCAGAATTTGCAACACTGTCTGTAATTGCAATATCAAAATTTTTGATAACGTAGTCACCAGATTCATCAAAAGTTCTTCTTGCAAATTCATCGGCAACGCCAGCATAAATTGGAGTTTGAACAACTTTTAATGGAACGCCACCCTCAACAACGGCCATTTCAACAAATTTTGTTAAGTCTGTACTGCCAATCGGTCTTGTTTCCAATGTCATAAAGATTTTGTAACGATCCGCACCGGGCGCTTGGAAGTTTGAAGAGCCCTGCGCTGGATCAAGAAGAGTTGTATCTTCTGTAAAATCTATAATGTCTTCCGTTACAGTAAAGCCAACAATTGCATTACCATCTCTTACATATTTGTCGATAGCAACACTTTGTGGTTGTACTTTTACAAAGAAGCCATCATAGTAAATGACACCTTCGTTAATAGAAAATGTTTGATTATTTCCTGTTGGATTTGCTGATGCAGTATTGGCATAATATGTAACTACAGTTGGATCAGAATTTTGTGTATAAATTGTTTCATTCGTAGTAAATGGCTCACCATACATTTGATTAATAACGAAAGTAATTGGCTGACCCGTAGCAGTGTCGGCAGAATAAGACTTTAAAATATACGCACGTTTTGTATTTGCCGCATTTGCAATAGTTTGTTTATCAAAATTAATATAATTAATATCTTGACCAGAGAAAGTTGAAGCAATATTTAAATAAGCGGTATTCTGAATAACAATAGAACCACCAGTTACAATAGAACCGGTTTTAAAAATGTGATCACCAAACTTTTTGATTTGATCTTGTAAAGTTGTTTGAAGTTGTGTTAATTCACGTGCTTGAACAGCATTGCCTGGTTTAAACAATGTACGATAATAGTTTTTATTATCGTTAAAATCATCATTATATGGATCAACATTAAAATTCGTATCTAGTGCCATTTATTAACCTTTAGAATCTTACAATAAGTTTGATATTTTCAGCCTGACCTTCTGTTCGTGTCGTCTTTACTGCATTCTCTGTATAAAGAATGTCTCCAGAATATGGCTCAAATTCTGGATTTTGAACTGTTACAACCAATCTATCTGACACACCTGAACTTGCGCCCCTTAATGGTGCACCAGTTTGGAATGTTCCTCTTACATTTGTCAGTCTTACTTGACTTGAGGTTTGATCAAGAATATTACCATGAGCAACTGTATTTGCGGTAGAAGTATCATTAGGCAAACCTTGATATGCGAACTCGTCGATGCTGTAAACTGAACCTGCCACCAAAGTTAGAACAGTTGCCTGTGAAATTACAGAATTGGCATTTAATGTACTAACTACTGTATTTTGACCATATTTATGCGGGTTTATCATAACCCCATACTGTCTAAACGTAGTATTTGCTGGTATCTTGCCATTTTCAGTCGAATCAATTTCACCAATTCTAGACACTACCATTACGCTGTTTGAGCCTAATTCTCTTGCTGGATTATAGCCATGACCATATTTCATATCACGAATTACACGAATTGATGCATTACTTCCTGTTCCATAAACAAAAGCATTTGCTCTGCTATAACCAATTCCGATAGTTGTCACAGTAACTTTTGTTATGAAACCATTGGAATTAATGGTTGGTGATGCTACGGCACCTGTTCCGTCGCCATCGATGTAAATTCTAGTGGTTAAAGCAATTTGATTTGCTGTTGTATTTCCGCCACCCGCCGTTGTTGTGGATGTTGATAAGAAGATGTTGCTATTTGGAACATCTACTCTTGTAATAAAAGTGCCCGGAGCAATACCAGTACCAGAAACAAACATGTTAGCGGCAACGTTTGTGGTATTTGCCAATGTTAAAGTCGTACAACCCGATGAGAAAAATGGAATAACTGCCACATTATTATTATAATACCCACTTCCGGTGTTTGCAACGACCATTGTTGTCAGTTCACCCGCAATCACACCGATAGGATTAACTCCATAATCCAATTGCACTATACTTGCTGGAACAGGAATCCAATCGGCAGATAAGAACTTGTTTGATGGTTTAACATTAAACATATACTTCCAAATATAACCATCGGAAGTAGCGATATTACCATTTGAAGATGTGTAATCTCCGGTTGGCTCTACTGTAGAATTTGCAGAAACGTTGTTCGACAAACACTTATACACATTTCTTTGTGATGTGTACACGTACATGGGTTTCACATTCATTGATGTATTACCAGTCAACAATGAATCTAACGCCACTAAATCATCATATTGTTTGTATTTTGTATTTGCCGTCCACGTAATTTTAGGAATCACAAGTTCAACATCATTGCCCGTAATTCTCTTGGCGGCAATCATGTTTTCCCAGATCAACTTCTCATCATTAACTGAATCTACAGTTATGGTTGGATTTGCTTCATTTGCATATGGCAAATGATTGCCAATATAAACATATCCAACTTCTGGTGCCGGTTCATAAAATGATTCTTTGAACTGCACCGCAGTAATATATGATATTTTTTTAGACGTAACTGATGGCATAATTTTTATTTATGACTACTTAAAGATAACTGCTGTTTGTGCATTTGCTGTTTGTGTCCAGTTTGTTTTATTAGGTACGATTATTGCGCCAGCACCAGCAGAGTTAGGAATAACATTTGGCGTATAATAATAGTTACCTGGATTATTTATTGTGACTTTTCTGACTGCTCCATTGCCAGAATAAACTTCAATAGAAGCGTTTGCTGCCGTGTTTCTGCCAGTAAATCCTACAGAAATAACTGCATTTGTTTGAGAGTTGGCCACAGTTGCTATTGTCAGCACAGCATTTGTATAAACGTTACTATTTGCCGTGACAGTTACAGAAGCAGTTTGTCCAACATTTACTGCTGTCGTTATTGTCGATAGATTAGCAATGTTGGTTGTATTTGCATTGTATCCAATTTGGAAAGTTGCGTTCGAAGGATTTTGTAATTGTCCTGTTGCGGGATTCAATATACCCACAACTATAATATCAGCACCGTTTGCATATAGACCAACATCTCGTATAGTTGTTGATGTAATAACACCACCTGTCACATTCGCAAACGCATTTGCCGCACGATTTGCTGTTCCCTGAGTCGTTGAAAATACGATGTAACCATTTACATATGCACCACCACCAGTCAAAGTTAATGCTTGAGTTATTGAAACTGGCGTAATGTTTGTCGTAACGTTTGATGGCGGTGTGCGATATAAACCGGCATGATTTACTGTGATTGTTCGAATAACCCCATTTGACGCAAACACTTCATAAGAAACATTTGCTGGTATAACTGGATCACCACCAGTAAATACAAGTTGTCCATTGGCCAGAGCAACGCCATTGTATGTTACAGAATTAGCAGCAACAGAAACAACTGAAACTGGTGATGTATTCAGAACAGCAGTTGGTGTTGTTGAATAACGACCCGGATCGACAATTGTAACTTTACGAATTTGACCATCTACAGAGTTAATTTGAACTGTACCCGATCCAACATAGAAAGATGCATTTCCAGAATTTGCGGTTACAGTTGGCACACCGGTATACAATCCGTTTGCAAAAATTACCACATTTACAACTGCTCCAACGTCATTTACATACATTCTGGCATTTGCGGGTATTATTTCAGCATTACCATTTGATGTTGCAAATCTAATGTAACTGTTTACGCCATAAGAAAGACCATTGGCCGTAATAGCCATTATCTGATTTGAACCCGGTGGGAATGTTTCGATTGCAACGACGGCAGGTCGTACTGGATTACCTCCAGAGAATGTTAACACGCCGTTCGAGTGACCGTTACCTTTGCTTGTTACTGTAATGGCAGAAATTACCACGTTTGGACTTGTGTTTAGCGTGGCGGTAGGACTTGATTGATATAATCCAGAGTCATTGATCGTCAGTGTTTTAATTGCGCCATTGCTTGGATAAACTTCGACAGCAACATTAGCATCACGTAATGGACCACCACCAGAAAATACTAACCAACCATTTGAATATCCTTCACCACGGGACACGATTGAAATTCCATTTGCATATAACACACGGTGTGGATTACTATCAGGTATAGCAACAGGAGTATTCGAATACAGTCCGCCACTCACAAGTGTTAATGTACGAATTGCACCATTAGAAGCAAAAACTTCAACGTTAGCCACAGCAGCGATTGCTTCGTCTGTGCCAGAGAAAGTAACAAATCCATTTTCGTAACCAGAACCGGCCGCTGTAATTGTAAGACTTGTTACTTGACCACCGCCACCAGAGAACACAAGATAACCGTTTGAATATCCAGAGCCAGCATTAGCAATTCTCAGATTTGATATATTAGATGATGTCAATAATACTGTATTGCTTAATATCGTATTAATTGTTCGGAGTTCACCATTAACGGCTATGCTGTTGCCTATTGACAATATACCTAAACTATTTGCAATATTGTATTTTGTGCTGTTACCAGTGACACTTACTCTGCCATTTCCAACATTTACTGTGCCGGAAATTGTATTGCCTACATCAAAAGAATCAACAGAAACGTCTGTCAACTCAATCAAATCTTGTTTATTATAATATGAGTAATTTACAAGACCAACTGGATGTAAAAGTTCTTGCAATAATTTTTTATATAAACTAAATTCAACACTCGAAGAAATTACATAAGAATAATCTACATAAAAATCTTCGCCCTGTAGTTTTCTTTCAAATGAAGAGATAATAGAATCGGATGTTAACCAACGACCCTCTCCAGAAGAATATGAACGTTCAATTTCAGCAATCGCTGTTGCAGATCCATCTCCACCAGAAATACTTACAATTGGATTATATTCATAACCCGAACCAGGATTTACCACTTTAATGGAGATAATTTGACCGTTAGCACCAAAACCGGTTGCAGATAATCTTTCACCATCACCAATTAAAGAATCAATTTGTATATTGGCACCAGATCCTGTTGTGGATGATACACTAATAGATGGAAAATTATTTTGTGTGTAACCATAACCACCTAATGGCCAACGATTATAAACGCCAAGTTTTTTACTTGATGCTGTATGTGTAAATGTGGAAGATACAACTGCTGTCGTATCGGTTGGTCTAGATGTAACTATTCTTGATTCATTATTAATGTCAACAATATCGCCATTTTTTAAATCTTGCGTAAAAAATGTTCCTGTGCCAGTAATTTCATTACACGCAGCACTAACGGACACTGTACCACGAACACGTGAGTTTGCTGAAGAAACTCGAAGAATATAACCGTTGGCGGCAACTCTAGAAACTGTTGCTGCTGCCATTTGACCATATGTGCCTAATGGATTTGGACCAAATACAACTTCATCTCCGACTCTGTAATTTAATCCACCGTCATTAATTTTGTAACGGCCAATAGATTGTAAACTTTTTGAGAATCTGGGAGGATTAACAGCACCAATGGCAACATTTGAGTTGCCGTATTCTGCACCAGCAGCATCCAGTTTAACAAAATCTTTTTCCGTTAATGTAATAATTGAGGAAAGAACTCTTACGTTGGTAATTGGTCCAGCCTGAACTGTGACATAATTTAGAGCATCAGCGATTGTATTAGCAGCACTAAGATTTGCTTTTCCAAACACTGTACCCCAATTCGAACTGTTTACATAAACTGTTCCATCAACATTTAGACTTAAATTTGCAACAACATCCGGAGATATGGTAAATGAATTCGCAGCATTGGCACCAGTTGCATCAATTCCATCAACCACAGCGATCATTGTTGTGAGTGGACTATTTCCTGAAACTGAAATTGGAGAAGAAATAGAAAAAATAGCACCGCCATGGTGAACCGAAACACTGTCAACTTTACCACTAAAAACACGTTCAACTGTACCAAAGGCGTTTACTGACGCATTTCCACCAGTTACCGTGACAACATCGCCTACACTATAATTATTACCAGAATTAACTGGATTTAATTTTCTTACAATTGAGAACGTTGATGCACGAATGTCAATTGATATGTTATTAATTTCATCATTAATTGGTATCGTTACTTGTTCACCATTTAAAAAAGAACCTCTTAATGATTTTTGATCAATCAAAAGTTCGATCGGCAAACCAAGATTAAGTACGTCGGAAATAGTTCTTTTATTGGCAGTTTCAATAATCGCAAATGCTTTTGACGTAATTCCTGTTACTTTACGATTTTCAAGTAAATTAAAATCGAAGTTGTTATATGTCGCCAAAATTTCAGAACCATTTGAGGGTGCTGTAACAAAATTTAATCGGCGATATTCTTTGTTGACAAAATAATCAATATTAGGCGTTTTAAGAACACCATTTACGAATACTGAAAACTCATCTGGCGAAACGATCTGTGCAAGATAAAATGTCTTTGTCGTGCCATTGCCAACATAACGACTTGAGATGTTAGGATTAACTTTAAGTGAACTATCTATTTGCCAATCACTTGCTGATGCACGAAGAACATTATTTTTAGGTAATATAATGTCAGGATCTTCACCGAATATAAGTTGAAATAATAACTTAAATGAACTCTCGTTACCTTTTGATCGATAAAGATTTGATAGATGTTTAAATAAGAGCGCCTTATTTGACTGAACATCAAGCGGAACAAGAGCAGCATACGTGTTATAAAAATTAATTTCAAAATCATCTATAGACGTATCAACATCAGAAATTTCTCTTAGTGATTTTGCTTTTGTGACTAAGTTATTAGACGTTGGTGATGCGCCGCTCTGTTCCAAGAATTCATAATACGCTTCTAAAAACGTAATGAATTTTGGATATTCATCTCTGACGAATTCTGGTAACTGTTTGTTAACCAGTATCGATGTTTTTAAATCTTTAAATGACATTATACAGTTTCTAGCGTTGTGCTAATTGATGTTGGATCGTTTTCATCAATTGAAATAATTGTATTTTTAGATGAAGAAATAATTCCTTTTTCCGATTCAATACTCAAACGAATGTCTCCATCGACAGATTGAACGCCTTTGATGAAAATATTTGTAATTGTAACTATGCCCGCATCATAATCAATTGTTCCGGCGTTCTCATCAACAATCTGACGTTGTGCAAATGAATCATAATAAACTGTACGAATTGTGCCTGTACGACCATCAATAATTGCCGTTGCAGTTGCGCCTGAACCACCACCACCAGTAATAGTCACGGTAGCACGTGTGTAATCAATACCACGATTTTCTATGCTGATAGACTCGACTGAACCATTTACGATTCGAGCAATTGCATTTGCTCCATTACCATCACCCTCAATTGTAATTTTAGGTGGTGACGTATAACCTGCGCCAGGATTTGTTACTTGAATAGAGGAGATACCGGAAAATGATTGAGGCACTTCATCAAACTGAACTTCACGATCTATTCCAGAAGAATCAGGAACAGTAAAAGAAGTGGATGTTAATCTATTGCCAATAGTTCCTCTACGCAGAGGTAAATTAAAATAAATTGTGTAAGGCGTAGAAGCATTTGTTATTGGAGTAAATCTTTTTTGCAGACGAACTGAGATGTTTGATCCTAAAATTGAATTTGGGTCAACATTATCAACAGCATCTTGTACTTTAGATACAATGAACTGTGCGCCAAATTTATCCAAGAATGTTGTTTTATAATTTAAAATGGCATTTCGTATTGCACTTTTCAGTTGTACATCAGTTAAAGTAGTTTTCTTTGGATTATATGTAACATCGGATGAAACCAGTAAATACAAAAATTCCGGATCACGAATCACCGACTGTATGGCAACAATGGCTTTTGGTTTGATTAATTCATCAACAATTCTTTGTTTTTCTACATCAGACAAGAAATAGTTTTCTTTTGGTTTAAGTGCAATATACACAATACCAAATTTTGGTGGAAACTCATCTTCGCCACCCCACACGGAAACGGAATCTATTGATGGATAATTCTTTTGAATATATGTTTCATAATCTTTAAATGTTACCAAACGATTTTGTGTTGCATACTGAAGTGGGGCAGCAAATTTAATATTATCAACAGACTCACGCTCTGTGCCACCTGACGCTTCATTTATAGGGGTAATCAGAAAATTTGAGCGTGAAGTATTCAAAGAATCTGTTAAAGGATTTGTTGCGACAAAATTATTTGCTTTGTTCGCAGCAGTTCCGTTTGTAACAAGATATGTTACATTGACCACTGAACCATCTGGAATTTTTTTACCAATTACATTATCACCAAAATAAATTTCGTACTTTTGATTTCTGCCCTCTTGTAAATAAAAAACTTCAGACTGTGTAGATGTATTACTTGAATCGGAAGCGTATGTATAAACAAATGTCTCAGTGTTTGTTGATGAGGGCTGCACTGAAACTGTAATTGTGGTTGTGTCAATATCAGAATCTGGTAGAATAAAAATCTGTTTAGGATTCGTAGCATCATTATGATTAAAAGAATAAGATGCTAACTGCCCCTCATATATGGGCAAATTAAAAAGTGTGAACGATGTGTTTGATTTTGTAACAGTAGTTTCATTCAATGTTACAAATGAATAACTAACACCATCTATATCGTTAGATAAAAATCTAAAGCCTTTTGGTACAGTTAATGTTGATTCAGTGGTCGTGTTCGTGTTGACTTCAAGATTAATAATTGCACGTGGTGCTTTTCTGGAATAGGGTAAATAACCCAAAGCCTTTGCATGTGACACAACAGAATCACGCAGTAATGCTGTATCCATAAAGGCTTCATTAGCAACCATATTTAAATAGTATGCTTGATAATGTGTATTATAAGCCAAGATATCAAGTAAAACGGATAAACCTGATCCTTCAAAATCATAATCGGTAAATTCCGATTGTTGATTTAAAAATGTTTTTAAATTTTCCTTGATTGTATCAAAATCAAGTTCCGTTACTCTTAGTCTATCTGCCATTTTTATCTAATTCGTTCTAGGAAAAAATCGATGGTAATTGGATTTGGTAAATTAATAATTGTAAAAGTCAAAGTTACAGCATACAAATTATCATCGGGAGATGCTTGCGCTCTTATATTTGTTACTGAAACTCTAGGCTCATAATTTGTAATTGTTTCTGCTATTGCTCTTTCTAATTGAGATGCTACCAACGGATCGACGTTTTCAAATAAAAGACCTCTGACAGTAGAGCCTATTTCTGGTCTAAAAGGCTTTTCATAAAAATTAGTCGAAATTAAATTTTTAACTGAGTTGATTATTGCGAACTCATTGATGTGCTTAGATACATCTTTCTTTACCGGATGTGCGTTAAAGTTTAAGTCCAAATCTCGAAAGGTTCTTTCAGAGGATATTGAAGGACTTCTAGATGTTATTGTGGTAGCCATCTCTTATTTATTCAACCCGCAAAAACATTCGGTGATCCTGAGGCTACAGCCGTACATCCACCGATGCCATCTCCAATTCTTCCAGCGCCACGACCATTTACTTTTACTGAGCCGGAGCCAGAAGAAATGGAGGCAACGTGAACAAAACATGGTTTATCACCAGGTCTTAGATGTGGCGTGTTAATATGTCCTTGACAACTCCAAGGTAAACCATTCACAAAAACATTCGTGGAGCCTTGGGCTCTTGTTGGCGTTGAGCAGTGTGTTATATCCATATCTCCAATTCTACATGCGGCTGGCATAATTTTCTCCTTAAATTTATTCTGCTGGTTCAACCCAACCCGGCGGGTCGGAAGTATATACTGGTGGTGCTACTGTTCCTGTATTGCTTGTGGGTATCCAAGCACCCGAATCATCTGTGTGATAAATTCTAACTTCTCCAGATGGTGGTGGAGTTGTAAAAGTTATATAATTTCCATTTATGTCATACATCGATGGAGTTACAACAATGTCACTGCCACCAAAATAAACTTCAACACTATATTCTGTTGTTCCTGTTCTGATAAAAGGTGTTACTGACATCGGGCCAAATATTGTCTCAACTGTATTACCTGTAAAAATATCAGAAACAAATTGATACTGTTCCATAGTCCTGATTGGATTTGAAGGATTTTCTTGAGAATATACTCCATCTATCAAAGAAGTCAATCTCGTAAAATGTCTTGTCGGTATTAAATGGACCATTTGAGTTTCATACTCATTAGTGATGATGCCCAATCTAGTAAATCTAAATTTATACGTTACTTTTTTTTCTAAAGAATCATCGGGGTAAAACTTAATAATGTGATTCCAACCAGTATTTGAACTGTGAGTTGGTGCTTTTGCTGCAAGTAATTCAGAATAAGAAGTATAAGTAGTAACTACAAAATCACCCAATGGTTTTGAATCGGATTCATAAAAACTCGAAGCATCTGGTACATAGTTATTAGAGTTAGTTACCTGATAGATGTCTTTGGTGGCCAGATCATCACCATATTTACCAGACAATGTAAACGTAACTGTATAAACCCCCACTAACAAACCACCACTTGGAATACAACTTGTGTTCGACATTGTTACACCAGTAATTACACGCTCAGTAGATGCATTGGCGTCAACTCTAGCATCAATATACTGTATATTGACTGGTATCGTGTTGGTCTGTGAATCCCAAATAAACTGCACAGTTTCGCCGACAGGAACTTCTCTAAACTGAGTTCCATACTCAGATAAAGACATTTAGAAAGTACCTCTTTTCAGTAACTCTTGAAATCTTGGTATCCAAGAGTCAATCTCTTCATGCTCTTCTTCCGAGTGTGGCGGAGGCGGCATGTACGGATTAAACTTAATCATGGCATCAAACTTCAGAGGTATATCCTCATATCGAGTATATGTTTTAATTTTACCATTTTCTAAAATAACAAATTCGTGTTTCATATTAATTCAGCCTAATTATTGATCCTTGTATAGTCATTACACCACCAGATTTAATTGTTGCTGAGCCCCTTGCTTGAATATCCAAAGTCTGACAAGTCGCTCTTAGTCTTTGTGTTACCGCTAATGTGGCATTCTTTTTAACTGTAGCATTAAGATTACCATCGACTGTGGCAGTCACATCACCCTTAACTGTTGCTGTAACATTTTTATCCACTTTGACATAAGCATTTTCTTTTACATAAACTTCAGCATCACCTTGAACTGTAACAAAACATTTTCCCATAATATAAACACGATCACTGCCCATCACAATTTCATAATTATCTTTTGTAATTTTTTCTACTTTATCACCATTAGGAAACCATTCTTGAAATGATCCATTACGATGTGCAAGTTGAACTCGTTCTTTGCCATACGTATCATCAAATTCCATAATGTGTCCTGATTCAGTTTCTAACACATTGTTATATGGATATTTTGCGTCATACTGAGTTGTCGGTTCATTCCAAGTGCCATTGAAAGTTGGCACAGATTTAACCACATTATTCTTACGTTCTTGAATAAAAGTTTCTGACATCTTTTCATCATTACGTGCCAAGCGTGATGTCGTTGGTTCATCCAATCTTGATGGATAAAGAGATGCTTTACTTTCTTCTGTGATCTGTATTCCAGAACCATCAGTTTTATATGTTTTAGATTTTGGTGGTCTTGGCGCAGACGATAATTCTGAATCTGTTCTTGGATCAGTAAATGGCTCTTGTCGATTGGGTGACTTCAAAGGTATGCCAGGTAAACCACCAATCATGACGGGTTCTTGAGCATTTTCGCCATCAACAAAAAATCCAAAAATCATATCACCTTCTTTTGGTGCATATACGACAGAAGAGTTTATTGGAATAATTGGAACTGCCCAAGGTAACATATTAGTTGGCAATTGCATTTTGTTTTCTGAATGCCAACCAACACAACGAATTCGACAACGACCTAATTTTAAAGGATCATTTCTATCTTCAACAACGCCAATCCACCAGGTAAAGTTTGCTTTGCCAGCAAAGTCTATATTCTCGTTCATCATGTCCTCATTAATAATTCATTTTGTTGTGGGTTACTTGTGTAAACCTGGTTATCATTTGTTGAATCTGTGGCAATTTCAATTAAAGTTTCGTGTTTATTGTGCGTTATCGTATGTCTTGCCGCAACAATTAAATATTTCCCATTCAAAGTTACTTCTTCACCCTCTGAATTTTTACCTTTGGTTCTAAATCCAGAAGTAAAAATTTCCACATTAAATCCAGAAGTCAGTTGAAAGTTGCCAGGCATAACAACTCTCACTCTTCTGGCTATTAAGTTTTTAAAAATGGCTCTTCTTTGAAACAAAAAGTTTTCATATGTTTCTGTTTTTGTTATTGAGTCTGCATCATATTTTTTAATATAAGCACTATCTTTTCTATTTGTACCAAAAATACTTAGCACTTTTCTTGAATCAATAGAAGCCAGATTCGTTGAGTTATCTTTATTAAAAATTTCCGTTTTGTTTGGCGTTCTATTTAAATGATCAACAGAGCCATAGTGGTCATCAAAAGTTATAACTTTATCTCCAAGACTTCTGGTAATAGGATCAAATCCTATAAATCTGCCGGAATTTACACCACTTCTGATTCTATCTATTGAGTCATTTTGAATCATTAATTGATAACTTCTGGCACTGCTCATCTCAGATAATGCATCATTTTTAGTCAAGTTTTTAGGATCAAAATTTATTTTTAATATTGAATCATTTCTAATTAGTGATGACAATGAAACATAATTGTATCCAAAAATATTTGAAAAAAATACAAAACTCGGTGCGTTGTTATTATCAAGTGAACGTTTAGCACACCACTCTATTGCTTGTAATGGCGGTAAATTTGGTATGACTATTTTTCTTATGCCCGAAGATTCTTCAATTATGCCGCTATCATTATTTTCGAGTTTGAGATAATTCGTTAATATTTTTTTAGCGGCATCTGAATATGTAGTTTCATAACTTTGATTCACTCTCTGTTGATCAGAAAAGACAAACTCATCCGAGATAAAATGCAGAATGTATTTTTCCGCTGACTGATTTACATTTCTCCGGTCAGTCTGCTTGTATATTCTAAATGACTTTGTAAACGATATGAAGCCAGGACTTTTTTCAACATCAATCAGTATAACTTCAGATCCATCAAATTTGAGTGTTCTTGATAAGCCAACAGCATCGGTAAGCAAAACATTACCGGACATCATCGGCATAAACAAAGAATCATAAACATTAATCTCATCGTATATGGCAGAAATATCAACACTTCCACCTTTTGTCATGATGGAAATTTGTTTTATTTTAAACTGTAACGAATCTTGTAAGGTCGTAGTCATTCTCTAATAATCTGTTGAAACTCTTCAAAGACATCTGCTGCAAAATCAGGTTTTAACAATCGTATATTTCTCTTATCTTCATTTACCTGCATCTCGTATTCATAGTATGTAAGTTTTTCTTTTGACACCGCTTCATTTACAACTTTTCCATTATTTAAAGTGTATGAATTTGTGCCGACTATAACATTGGCATATGCATTTGCAGTTATTTGTATTTTTTCTTTGATCGTTTTACTATCAACTGTTTGAGCAGTCAAACTTCTTGTATTCACTTGATAGTAAGAATGAACATTGTTTTCACTTTTTGCCCACTGAAGTCCGGTCTGTACTGTTGTATTTGCCGCACCATTAGCGGAATATTTTTCATTCACATACTTAACAAATTCACGATAACTTAAAGGCCAATCATATTGAGGATCAATGATGTCATTGAACATTAGAACTATCCAATGTCTTTCGGAACTGCCATAAAGTTTGTATGCAATCGATTCTGGCGTGTCCGAATCTTTTATTTCATAAGGATAAAAAATATTTAAATTTTGTTTTATATTTGGTTCAAATGCAAAACGGGATATGATGTTGGTTACAACATCTAATGCTACCTCGTTATTGGCATCAACACTATAAAAAGTTGAAGGAAAAAGATTAAAATAATTTGCCATTGTTATCTATTTACCGAATATTCCTTGTTTTAAACCCTCAACATTTACTTTTGTTGAAGCATAACTTTTTGCAGAACCAAAATCTTCTTTTGTGATATATGTTGTTTCTCTAAACTGAAGTGTCAACTGAATACCAACTGGCATACCTGTTCGACCCAAGTCTGGATTGTTTTCACCAGGAACTTCATAAGCAGACCAACCTCTTGGCGCATAATTAACTTGTAAACTTTCCAAAACACAAGATGCTATTGGTGGTATGTTTGGATTTTGACGACCAGCATAATAGAATTGAATATCAAATTCTGATGGTGGTATCAAAAGACCTGATTGCTTGCCTGAAATTTTTTCCAATTCTGGTGCTTGGTGAAATCTAAAACGATCAATAATTTTTTGTACTTCAAGTGCTTCTCTTTCGTCACGTGGCCAAAAGAAAAACTCAAATTGAAATTGACGAAAATCTGGTGAGTTATAGATCAATTCTAACATTGGGTTTACAACTCTGCCAGTCACACCAAATACACCCAAACGAGTTGTATCTGTTGCACCTGTTGCACCACCAAGCACTCTTTCACCAAGTGCTTGCAATGCACCAGTTTTTTTGATTGCTTCAAGTGCTGCTTTGCCTCCGCCCGCTTTGTAAGTTTCAACTAGGCCAGGCAAAGCAACAAGTGCTTGACCTAATAATTCTTTACCAGGAGATAAACCATCGTATGATTGGCGGCTATCAAATTGAATTGTATCCGGCATATACAAAGCAATCGATTCGGATGTTAATTGCGTTTTATTGATAAATCCAAAAGGTGTCTTATCAGTGATTCTTTGAATCGAACTTGTAATGTTATCGTTTATTCTTTGTTCGCCAATAGAAAATGATCTTTGTTGAAAGAAACTGGATATTCCACCAGAAATCGATCTGCCCGTGGAACCAAATTTTTCATAAAGAACAGTGTTTACTTTTGCAATACCATTTTCCAAACTTCTGTTAATTTTGTCGGCAAAAGAATTCTTGACTTGACTTCTGGAGATTCTATCTGCAACAGAAATACCTCTTGAGAGTTGATCTTGAATTGCTTTTTCGGAGTTTGAATCGAAAACTTGGCCGCTGCGATAAGATGATGAAAATTGAGTTTCTTTTTGCTCACGTACAAAGAAAATCATGTAATGACCTTTATCTGCACTGCCTACATCCATTGGATATTTTAAAGAATTTTGTTTGAAGTTACCACCAACGGCATCCAGTGCAGATAGCGGTCCAAATTCACGTGTGTCATCATATCCGAATCTAATGTCTGATAAACCGAAAAATGCCATATGGTTTCCTATTTTGATTGACTAGATAGTATTTATGTCAAACAAAGGAAGGTTTAAACCAAGAAACCCAGGAAAGTATAAGGGTGATGCCACCAACATCATCTATAGATCCACTTGGGAAATAAAGGTAATGAGATATTTAGATGAGAATCCGAACATCATTTGGTGGGGTTCGGAAGAGTTGCCTATACCATACATCAGTCCAATCGACAAAAGAAAGCATCGTTATTTCCCAGACTTCATTGCCAAAATACGCAAAAATGATGGTAAAGTGATGACTTACATTATTGAAGTCAAACCCGAAAAACAGACAAAGCCACCCACGCAAAAACGCAAAACAAAGACGTTTATCCAAGAAGCCATGACATATGAAGTCAACAAAGCCAAGTGGTATGCTGCCGAAGAGTTCTGCAAAGACCACGGCTGGCAGTTTCTTGTGCTGACAGAAAAACACCTAGGCATCTAAGATAAATACAGAATGGCTAAGAAATTAATAGACAGAGTTAAAGAGTCGCTGGCAAAGTCTGGTTATGAACCACGCACACGTGACGCTCGTAAATGGCTAAGAACAAAAATACCAAGTCTTAGACCAACCAAGGCTGAACTGATGCGTGACCGCATGAGACTCCGAGACAAGTCTTTTATTGGCCGTATGTATTTTTATTACTATGATCCTAAGACAAAGGACACGCTGCCATATTACGACAAGTTCCCATTGGTCATACCAATAGAACGATACTCAGACGGTTTTCTAGGGTTAAATTTACATTACATACACCCAAAGCAGCGTATAGTCCTATTAGATAAACTTAGTGTCATATTAAACAACCGTGATTATGATGAGACAACAAGGCTGAGAATCAGTTATGATTTTCTAGCAAGAGCAACGAAAGTTTTCTCTCAAGCAAAGCCTTGCATAAAACGATATTTGTTTAGCCACATACAATCTCGTTTTTTGGAAATTACAGCAGATGAGTGGGATATTGCCGTCATGTTACCAGTAGAATCATTTGCTAAAGCAAGCGCAAGTAAAGTCTGGTCAGAATCAGAGGATAAATTTTAATGTCGTTTTCACCTAATCTATTTTTATCAAACATTAAAGGCAAAGACGGTCTAGCCCGTCCTGCTCGTTACGAAGTAATTCTTCCAATACCAGAATATATTGGAAATGCCATAAGCAACTCTGTTATTGAAAAGATTTTGAACTTACCTAATTCTGTCTTTTCTGAAATTACAGGTGCAATAGGAAATGCTTTAGGTCAAAAAAATGATGCACAGAAAAGTGCAAATCCTGGAATGACAAGATATCTTGCATTACAATGTGAAACTGCCGAATTACCAGGAAAAACTATACAGACTGAAGATGTAAAAATATATGGACCAATTTTCAAAGTTCCATATCAAACACAATATGCTGAAACGTCTTTGACGTTTTTATGTACAAATGAATTTTATGAGCGTAAATTATTTGATCGTTGGATGGAAGCAATCATGCCAACCGATACTAATAATTTACGTTTTCCAAAGGGTCAAAATTCAAGATACTTGACACAAATTACGATAACACAGTTTGATGATTTAATAAAACAAATATATGCAGTAAATCTAATTGATGCTTTTCCAATAGGAATAGCAGCACAACCACTGAGTTGGTCAGAAGAGGGTTTTCATCGTTTGACTGTTCAGTTTGCCTATCAGAGATTTGAAACAATTTACGAAGGAAAATACAATCTTGGTGCAGCCGCAGCCTCTATATTTGGCACAGGCATATCAAGATTACTATCATTTTAATTTAATGTGAGGTTATTATGTTACCTAAAATAGATGTACCAATTTACGAATTAACATTACCACTAACGAAAAAGTCAATTAGATTTAGACCATTTTTGGTAAAAGAAGAAAAGATTCTGCTAATGGCAATGGAATCAGATGAAGCAGATTCTATTCTTTTGGCAGTTAAACAAATTTTGACAAACTGCTGCATTGATGAGTTGGTTGTAGATGATCTGCCAATTACAGACATAGAATATCTGTTTTTAAATCTACGTGCAAGATCGGTTAATGAGGTAGTTGAGTTACCGTATAAGTGTAACAACAAAATTCTAAATGATGGCAAAGAAAAAGAATGTGGCAACATCGTTAAAATTGAGATGAACTTGCTTGACATACATCCTGAGGTACACACGGAAAAAGTTGAATCAATTCCACTCGATTCAAAGATGGGGTTAATGATTAAGTACCCATCATTCAAAATGGTAGAAGAAGCACAAAAACAAGAAGTCTCTGAAGTTGACAAACTTATGGGTGTTTTGGTTGCATGTATTGATGGCGTATATACTGAAGAAACTATTTTTTA